TCTTGAGCATTGTCATAAGCGATTGCAGTGCCTTCGTTTTTGACTGGTGCTGCTGAGAAACCTGAAAGTTTTGTTTCTTCTTCGAATGAACGTTCTGATGTTTCTGTTTCATAAATTTCTTTATGTTCTTCACCGTAACGTTTGTATTCTAGACCAAATAGTGCATTTAGTCCTGGTAATAGCTCTTTAAGGAGCTGTGCGCGTGAAATAGCCATGTCGTATTCTCCTTAATTAAGCTGGCGCTGTGCCGATTGTTGATAATTGTTGATGCCATGTACCATTAAACTTAACGATAACTTCTGTGTAATTACCAGTTGTTACATCGATAGTTTCTGGAACAAGAGCAGTCACTCTGAATAGTAAGTTAGTACCTGTACCTGCAGTAGCACCACTAATAGATGAATTAATGTTGCCTGTTGCTGGATCACCTGTACCTGTTACACCACCAACGCTTGAGTTTAAAATTGTGCCAGCTACTGGAACAATAACGCTAGAAGCGTTAGTAACTGCTACTTTAAATTCTGCTGCTGGGTCATTTACAACATAAGCAATAACGTTAGTTACGCCAGATGCTGGTGCATATTGAGCTTGCACTGTTTGACCTGATGAGTTTGTGTATTGAACACCAACTACAACACCTACAGCATAAATGCTGGAAGAGCCAGTTAGTGCTACTGGTGATACTGTGCCGCCCGTAATGAATGCAACCACTTGACCGTTATAAACTGCTTGACCACTTGTTACTGGGTACTGATTAGTAGCACCAGCATATGGCATGCCGTCAAAACGATTAATAGGTTTAAATCCGTACGGAGCATCGACTGTTGGAAAAGCCATGTTAATCTCCTTAAATATTTATATTATTTACCTTTACCGAATGAAGTCGTAGATTTTGACTCTGCGAACAGAGGCATACGAGGATCATTCTGTTTCATAAAGCTGTTGTCAACTGCATCGGCTTGCTGTTTTGCTTGCGCAGCATAGTGAGCCTTACGTTGTGCAACAAACTCTTCGGGTATCTTGCAAAGTAATAAGCCACCAATTTCAACACCGTCTTTGAAACGGGAATTTTGGTCGACCATTAACTTCATTTCAGGGTGGTCCGCTAATTTAACGGGTTCCCATCCTTCACGCATTTTGGAGGATACATTTAGATTATCAGCCTCGTTCATAACACTAGTACGAATCCAACGATAAGCCCAACCAGGTACCTTTTTAAACTCAGGTAGTAATGATGCAGGTTTCCAGCTATCAGGTCTTTGAAAATCATCCCTTGTATCTTGTTCACGATCTAATCTTTTATTATCCATTTGCGTTCTCCAATTTTAAAGTTTCTCTTGCATATTGTTCCGGTGTTAGCCCAAATTTCTTAGCTAACGCTACTTGTGTCTTCGTCAATCGTACTTTTTTAGGCGCGGTACTACGCGTTGCCGGAGCAACTACAGTCGAAGGTTTAGTGCGCTGGGCGGGTTGGTCCTCGTCTAGCGTTGCATCCCCAAAGTTTTCTGGGAATCGTTTCTGCATCGTACTATCAATACGACGATAATATTCGTCAGAGGTAGGACTGATCCCACTTCTAACTAATTTTTCATGTAGACCTAGCGCTAGGCTGGTCATTTCTTCATCTTTACCAAACCATTCGTTTTTTTCTTGCCATTTTAAGGCTCTATCGTCTGGTTTATATGAAGGTTGTTCATTTTGTTGTATATATACAGGATTTTCAGAATCTTGTAAAGCGTTTTTATACTGAGGCTTATACTGTTGTACCTGAGATAAACGCATTTGAGCATCATTCATTTTAGATTGAGCTTCAATAATTTTATCTGAATCCCCTGCATCGTAAGCTTCACGATAATCTCGTTTAGCTATAGCAAGTTGTTGTTCAAGAGAACTACTTATTGCTTTAATATATTCTTCTTCGCCTGAACTTAAAGTTGTTTTTAACTTTTTATTTTCTTCAGCAATTTGTTGTGCAAATCTAACTGCTTCTTGGCGTTCTCTATCAGCAGCTTCTTTAGCACGTCTTTCGTCATGCCAAACTTTTTTAAGCTGAGCCATACGTTGTTTAACACGTTCAGAATAATCTTCTAACGTATCATTTTCTATTTCTTCTACTTTTTCTTTAGGTAAGGGTTCTTTACCTCTATCAGCAGCGGGAATATCATCTTCAATTTCAAGATCAATATCATCTGCTTTTGTTTCTATTTTAACTTCATTTTTTTCAGCTTTAACTGAAACTTCTTTTTCATCAGGTAATTTACTACCCGGTATTTCGTCATCATCTGGATATTCAAATACAATATCTCCATCTTTTACATCAGCCATAATTATCTCCTATGCGCGAGTGTAGCCGCGTGGGTCTTGCACCACACCTTCTACAGTATCGTCGTTAATAATGCGGAATTCTCTTCCGTGGATTTTAAATCTAGTACCTGCGTATGCACGTGTTAGAACAAAATCACCCTCTTTACACCATGGACCTGTAGGAAATCTAGTCTCATCTTTGTAAGCTAAATCACCTACTTTTACTACAAATAATACTACAGTCGAATGTTCTTCTATAGATCTAACTGATCCTGCTTTAACTAAACCACTTTCATATGTTTCAGCTGCTTCAGGAATAGCACATAAAATTTTATAGCCTTTTGGGTCTGGAAGCTGTAAGCCTCTTTCTTCAATTGGTATATCTTCTGCATTTACTTCATCTACTGTTGGAATCACTATTGGTCGGCCATTAGCATCAACCAAACTTTGATTCATTGTGAGTATTTGTTCACTCATCTTCAAATGTCTCCATTCTTTGTGCAAGGTCTTTAATTAAACTTTCAGCGACGGATAGACCTCGAATATATCCTGCCATATTTTGATACGAAGCAAAATCTTTTGCTGCTCCGTCTCCTAAATTATTTAAAACTGTTTTGCGCTGATCCTCTATTCGAGACAATAATAGCTCTAGCGTTTGGTCCATTTAGCTACTCCTTAGTTGATTTTGATTCCTTTTTATTAGATTTGTTTAACTGCTCCGCTAATTTGTTAAGCGCATCAACAGTAATTTGATCTTCTTTTTGTACATTATTTCTTTCTTTATTAACGGCTTCTAAACCTAGTTTTAATCCTTCTTGCATTTGTTTAGTATTTTCTTTAGCCATATCTAGTTTTATTTTTTCTTTATCCATAGATATTTTAGATCCTAACTCCACACCTGCAATTTTTTCTTGAGACTGTATTTTAGCCATTTCAAGTTGAATTTTTTGTGCTTCTGTTTGAGCTTTTAACGCTAACTCTTGTTGTTTTAGTTGTAACTCAGCTTGTTGCATTTGAACAATAGGATCTTGCATTTGTTGTTGAGCTTGCTGTTGTGCAGCTTCTGCTTGATTTTTTTGTAACAACTGTTGACCTGCTTGAGCAACAAGTTTAGATAATTCTACTTCTGCTTCTGGAGGTAATTCTTGTTCTGGACTAGGTAATGGTGTACCTAATTGTTCTTCAATTTGACGTCTATATTCAAAAGCCAAATGTTCAGCTAAATGAGCTTCCATTGCTGCAATAATAGGTTGAGCCATTGGGCTTTGTCCTACAAGTTGTGCAATCTTAGGATCATTTTTAAAGGCCATATGCACATCTATGTGAGCTTTATGATCTTGATACATAAAAGCTTTAACAGGTTTACCATTTAATATAGCCATATTTTCTGATACAGGATCTTTTGGTTTTTGATCTTCTGTTGTAGGTATGAGTTTACCAATATTCTTAATGCCTAATACTTCAAGCATTTGTTTATTAAGTTCTGGTAAATCATAAATTTGTGGATACTGTTGAGCCATTTGCATAACTGCTTGATACTGCACAACTTTCTGTGACATTGTTGCAGCATTTGGATCACTAACTGGAATAACATCTACATTATCATAGTCAGATTGTTTAGCACGTCTATCGCCTACTTCAGGTTCATAGGAATACTCTTCTGGAGTGTAATCACGAATAATACCTTTAAGTAATTTAAACTCTTGTTTCATCGCATAATAGATACGCGCTTGAACAGCACTCATTACTTTTAATGTACGTTCTAGAAT